GGCAAGGTCGTCCTCGACATCGAAACCCAAAGCGGCGTCCCCTATCGCATCGAACGCTCTCTCGGCGATGCTGCGGCTTTGTTCACCGCCAAGGGCGACCCGATCACGGCATCGCTTGATCGCAGCCGTCTGTTCAAGGCGGACATCTATGGGCAGAATAAGATTGAGGAAATCGCACGCAATTCCAGATTCCAGCTGCAGCTGATTGACCGTTTCGCCGAAGCTGATGTGCGGCGCGCCCAGGAAGAAATCGAGCGCGTCAAAGTTTCTCTGCGGCAGAAGATCAATGAGAATGAGCAGAACGAAGAAGCTTTGCGCGAGTGCGAACACGCCGTCGCCGAGCTGGAAGGCATCAACCTGAAGATTGAGGAATCGAAGCCTTCAGGCAGCCCCGAAGCCGATGCTCTCGCCATTGCCGAAAAGGCCAAAAGCCTGAGAGCGCGCGAAGGCGCTGCCATGCAGACATTGCGCGAAGCCGTTCAAGGCGTGGCATCAGAAGCCAATCGATGGCATCAGCACGTGGCCAACAAATGCAAAAATGTCATTGATCCCGCGCTACTCCAAGGAACAAACGGCGCGCTGCTTTCGGAGACTCAGCGGGAAATTGCATCATTCTTTCAGGCTTTTTCTTCTCTTGAGGCGCAGGCTGTTGCCTTGAGTCAGAAAACGGACGGCGCGTTACTGAATATTGCGCAGAAACTCGCGCAGGCGCATGCCCTGCAGGATCAGTCCTATCGTGACCTATCCGCGCGCGTGCAACAGCAAAGCGCACAGGTAAAAGAACGGCAAGCGCTCCAGAAGCGTCAGGTGGAATTGCTCGCAAAGGAAAAAGAACGCACGCAACGGATGGAAACGCGCGCATCTCTTGCGCAGACGATTTCCGAACTTTCTGCAAAACTTTCCGATCTGCGGGATGAACGCTTCACCGCAAGGCGCGATGTGGCGACGCGGCTGACATCGGAATTGTCTCCTAGCATCCGCGTTTCGATGACGCAGGCTGCCGATAAATCACTTTATGATGCCGAGCTGCGTGACATGCTCAAAGGCTCCAGCATCAAATACAACACGATTGTTCCACGCCTTGTCACATCGGTCTTTCCTTCCGACCTTGCGCGTTTTGTTCGCACCGGGGATGCCGATAGCCTGATGCGTCAGGCCGACATCAGCAAAGACCAAGCCCAGCGGATTATCGCCCATTTCCAGCAACACAACGACTTGATCGCCAAACTGGAGACCATGGAAATCGACGATCTGCCCCGCATCGACCTTAAGGACGGCGCTGAATACAAAAACTCGGCGCAGTTATCGACCGGGCAGCGCTGCACGGTCATTCTCCCCATCCTCCTGCTGCAGGATGAACGGCCTTTGCTGATCGACCAGCCGGAGGACAATCTCGACAACGCCTTTGTTTACGACACGGTTGTCCGCAGCGTGCGCGGCGCCAAGAAAAACCGACAACTGATTTTCGTGACCCATAACCCCAATATTCCTGTTTTGGGCGATGCGGATCGCGTTTTTGTGCTCTCCTCGGATGGACAGCGTGGAGAATTGCAGGAATCCGGCGGCGTTGACGCAGTCAAAGAAAAGATCGAGCATATTCTGGAGGGCGGCGCGGAAGCCTTCCAGCAACGCATGAGGCGATATGGCCATTGATAACACGCCATGAAGAACAAACCAACGGAGAACCTATTTCAGGAACTGGGTTCGGAGAACTGGCAGCATGCCCGCGACGCACTGCTGGCGTTTGGCGTGCGCCTGAGCGGCGGCAACCTATCTCATGAAGACTTGGATCGCCTCGCCGAACGCCTGCGTGGTCTGGCAAGTCACCGCAAATGGGAGGTGCGCAAGGCTGTCGCGGAATGTCTGCTTCACCTCAATCACGAGTTGTTCCCTGCCATAGCTTCCGGTCTTGTGCAGGACGATAACGCCTATGTGCGCGATGCCGCGCGGCGCGTCATTCAGCAACGGGACGGACACAAGCATGTGTCTCTTCATCATAAAACGAACGGCGACGAAATAAGATCGCTGCTTGACGATGTTGAGCGCAGGCTCGGTTCCGGCGCACGCAAGGCAGCGCTCAGGACAGCCAACAAAATGCATGCGCATTTCGTGCGCGAGATCTACCACGAGTTGATCAAAATCATATCCCCGCTCGACGCTGGGCTGCTCAATCTTCAGCGCGAATGCTGCAACGCGGAAAATGCGCACATCGGCGAACACATTGCCCGTGCGCAAAAACGCATCCAGCTTCTCAACGACATTCTGGAAAATCTGCGCGACCTGACAAGCGAAGGTGTCGGAAAAATGAAGGCAGAGGTTGTTGCGCCTGTGATCCGCGACGCTGCCGATCTCGTGCGCGGTATGGACGAAACGCGGAAGGGTAACGTCGAAATTATTGAATTGCCAACCGATGCCGCGCTAACAGCGCATATGTATCGAAGCCGGGTTATTCAAGCACTCATCAATATCTTGACCAATGCTGTGGAGGCATGCGCCGAAGCACCAGCCCCACGACGCGTCACGATTGGCGCAGCTTCAGGGCCGCGCCATCATGTCACAATCACCGTCGAAGACACAGGCAGCGGTATGGATGCTGAGGCGCTGAATGACTGCATGCGCCTTTACGCGACGCGCAAGGCCACGGGCATGGGCTTCGGCCTGCCCATCGCCAGAAAGATCATCGAAGCGGATCACAGTGGCACGCTGGAGATCAAGAGCGAACCAGGCAAAGGCACGAAAGTGCTTGTCGTCTTTCCGATCAAGCAAGAGCCGGAGGCGTGATGGGAACGCGGCACATCGCCTTGATTGTGGAGGATGATCCAGATATGGCGGCGGAGATGGTCGATCTTCTTCGCGCCATAGATCACGATGCGGTGGTCGCGACCACGAAGGCCGAGGCTCTTGCAAAACTTAGACAACAGCAGTTTTGCTATATTTTGATCGATCTTCAGATCAAAAGCGAGGTTACCGCGCTTCGCGCGCGCATAGAATCCGGCATGACGCTTATCGAGGAAATCCGGCAAAAATATCCGCATTTCCATCAAAACAAGACAACGGCGCACCTGCTGCCGATCATCGTCGTGAGCGGTCAAGCCAAGGATCACGACAGCATTATGCACGCGATCAAGCTGGGCGCGACAAACTTCAAACGCAAGCCTCTCAGCCTCGACGAAAAAATGGAAGAGATCATTCGCCGTGACCTGTCCGATTGTGGACGCAGGAATCACGAGGGTTGCGCCGCTATCAATGAGAAATTGGCCGCGCCGTGCGATTTTACCAGCGCAGAAAGCGTGGAGGTTTCTTGCAGCAAGAGCGGAAATTGGATCAAGATGAATGGCAAAGAATACACTTTCAGAGGTGCGAGCCAGACTCAATTGATCCGACTTCTTCACGAGGGGCATGCCTCCGGGCACGCGAAATTGCACACCAAGACCATCCTGAAAAAGGCTGGCTATTCCGATAACGTCGACAGCCTGTACAAGGCGTTTTCCGGATCGACAAAACCGTGGCGCGAGGTCATCGCTTTCGATGACGGTCATTGCTGGCTTAATGTCAAAACGCCTAGCAAGCGTTAAAAAGGTTCGGTAGTGAGGTGCCAATAAGATTTGCGAGGTTTGTCGCTTGCAGTCGGGTTTGTGGAGAGAAATTATGGCGACAATGACCAATCCCTCAGAGGCGTTGAAATCGTTTCAGGCAGAGCTAACGCGTGGCGGAATGCAACTGCAGCGTGGGGCTATTGATAAAGACCTTTATCTGCATGTCGATAATCCGAACGGCGTCATGAGACTTACCTACGTCAAGTTAGAAAATAGAACGGTGACTGCGCTCGTCATGTTCGCTCTAGGCGATCATCGTGTCGAAGGAAAACCCTGCTTTAATATTGGTTACGCCGTTCCTGAAGCCTATCGCAACCAAGGTCGTGCAAAAGAAGCAGTCAGAACGGCCATCGCAGAGATGTTACATGGATTTGGAAAACATGGAGATGCTACGTTTTATGTCGAAGCGGTTGTTGGGACTGACAACAAGCCCTCTCAACGTGTCGCTGAGCAGGCAATCTCAGCCACGCCAGTCGCCATAACCGACCATGTCTCAGGACTGCCCGCATTCCATTACATTCGCAAGATCGAACAGCTAAATCCGGTTGATTGAATTTATTCAAACTGACTCATTACCCAAGATTCCTACAATTTGCCCTCCCCAAAACCTTCATTTTTCCCATAACTGAACCCTTCTGACTTCCTACAGAAGCAGCAGACACAGTCCCCCAGCGTTTTGAATAAACCTGAGGGGTCGACGATGACTATTCAGCATTTTGGGCAGGAGCAGCTTGCCGAGCGGTGGGGGATTTCCACCAGCACGCTTGAGCGTTGGCGTTGGTCGGGCGACGGGCCTGTCTTCCTTAAGCTTGGCGGCCGCGTTGTCTACCGGCTGGCCGACATCGAGGCCTTCGAGGCCGAAAAACTGCGCAGCAGTACCTCCAACACGGATCCGCCGCTCGTTCCTGATTACCGCAACGAACGAGCCGTTCCTGTCTCCCCCGCCGACAAATCTCCCCAACCCATCCGCAAAAGAGGTGCGCCATGAACATCCCAAACCGTATCAGCATTTATCAACTGAAGGATTTACCACCGGGCAAAATCTCCACATTCACCGTCGATGAACTGGCCTTGCTGGCGAGCGATCTCGCCGAGGCCAAGACATATCTTGCTTCCGTCGAAGCAAAATTCCGGAACGCCCTCGACCTCAGATACGGATCCCAAGCGCAGGCCGCGCGTCAGGCTGCCGGAAAAGACACCGGCGTGGCGCGGGTTACGGACGGACGTTTTGTCATCGTCGCCGAATTGCCGAAGAAAGTGAAATGGGATCAAGCAATGGTCGCGGTGGCAGTTAAAACCATCACCGATCAATGGCGCGATGATCCCGCGCAGTATGTCACGACCGAATTCAAGATTTCCGAAGCCGCTTATGCCGCATGGCCTCTGGTCGTTCGTAAACTCTTCGAACCGGCGCGCACGGTTGAACACGGCAAGCCGACCTACCGCATCGAAACTCAGGATGGGGAGACAGAATAATGGCTTTGCGCATTGTCACGGCGGATGAACGTCTCTCCGCATCCAATCAGAAAACAACGCTTGCGATCTTCGGCCCCAGCGGCGCGGGCAAAACATATCTGGCGCGCGCGCTGCCGCCAAAGGAAACCGTGGTCATTGATCTGGAAGCGGGCATGAAATCGCTTCAGGGCTGGCCGGGCGACAGCATTCCGGTACGCGCGTTTCCCGATGCTCTTGATATCGCGTGCCTAATCGGAGGCGTGAATCCGGCGGCGGACGCAAGCGGGTTTTTCTCACAAGGACATTACGATCATGTCGTCGCCAGCTATCCTGATCTTGCACGGATGCTGGCGGAAAAACGGATCGTTTTTGTGGACAGCATCACCGATCTGACGCGCCAAGCCATGGCGTGGGCGAAAACGCGACCAGAGGCTTTTTCGGAAAAGACGGGACGCCCCGACACGCGCGGCGCTTACGGCTTGCTGGCGCGAGAAGTCATCGGGCTTCTGAAACACCTACAACACGCTTCCGGCAAGACCGTGATCTTTGTCGGCATTCTGGAATCCATCACCGACGATATGAACCGCATGACATGGCAGCCGCAGATGGACGGCGGCAAGGTCGGACGCGAACTTCCGGGGATTGTGGATCAAGTGATGACGCTCTCGCTGTTCGATCCGGACGGCGCCACATGGCGGCACAACCCGACATCGGGAACCGAGCGCCGCCTTGTCTGCCGTTCCGGCAACACATGGGGGCTGCCCGCCAAAGACCGCTCCGGAAATCTTGATTTCACCGAACCGCCCGATCTGTGGGCCGCGCTCAACAAGATCAACCACAAGTAACCAGCACAGAAAGGAAAAACCATGACCTACGACATGAACGACGCCGAACCGCAGAAAACCAGTGAGATCATTCCTGATGGCACTTTTGCCAAGGTCGCTTTGACTATCCGCAAAGGTACCGTCGACGGCGAAAGCGAGATCGACAAGGGCTTGCTGAAACCTTCGAACAGTCCCGGCAGCGATGTGCTGATGCTCGATTGCGAATTCACCGTTGCCGAAGGCTCGCACGCACGACGGAAATTCTGGCAGATGCTGACGGTCTCCGGCGGCAAGGTCGACGAGAAAGGCGTGTCGATCGGCTGGAAGATCACGAAAAGCAGCATCCGCGCCATGATCGACAGCGCCCTCGGTCTTGATCCCGCCGACATGAGCGATGCGGCGAAAGCCAAACGCATCCTGCGTGGGCTTGCCGATCTGAACGGCATTACCTTCGTAGCCAAGATCAAAGTCGAGACCAGTGACAATCCCCGTTACGGCGATAGCAACAAATTGGATCGCGTCATCCTGCCGACCGAGCCGGAATGGAAAAAGGTCATGGACGGCGTGGATATTCCGCCTGTGCCGAGCACAGGCCGTAAAAAAGCGCCATCGCCTGCCGCCGCCAATGCCGCGCCCGCATGGGGCCAACCCGCAGCCACATCCGCTGCCGCTCCGACATGGAGCCAACCGCAGCAACAGCCTGCAACCGGCAATGTCACAGCGGCTCCCGCCGCGCAAGGCCCCGCTTGGCTCAATGGGTAGCAAAATGACGGAAAACGAATGGCAAGCGCACGTCACACGCGAAGCGGCAAAGGCCATGGGCGAGTGGCTCGAAGGACGGGGACGGCTGAACCAGCCCATACGCTCTTTGACGCTGCAAGACCTGGAACACATGGCGACGAACGCCATCGCCCGCTTCGTGGTGATGGGATCGGAGCGGATCACGTCAGGAACGGAGGACGCTCGGCATTTGAGCTGGCTGTTGGCCGGTTAGCGCTGTGCGGCGTGTGCGGGCGCGCGCAGCGAGGCTTTGGCTACATACACCCAAGCAAGCCCGACGCCCAATACCGTTTTTGTTCGAAGAAATGTCAGGACGCAGGATTCATTCATGCAAGCAGGAACAACGGAATGATCGACAAGACAAACATGGAAATCCAGGCGCTGAAAGACGCGCGGCGCTTGTTCGCCGAAACGCTGACCGAACTCGGACTTATGCCCGCCTTCCGCGACCGCAGCGCGGCGGAGATCGACCGGGTCATCGAGGCTTGCGTCGACGGCTTTCAAGAATCCATGCGGCGACAGGTCACCGCGCGCGACGGCATGAACGACGGAATTCCCTTTTGAGGACTTTTGATATGGTATTTGACTTCAACCACGGCTCCGGCCTCGTCTATGGCCAGCAAAACGAAAATCCGGCGCAGAGCATCAACGCGCTCATCGACGCCGCTCTGGTCGCCCGCAATCGGAAACAACCCGTGCGCGATTATCTTGGCGGCAGCCGCGTCGGAGAACCCTGCGCTCGGCGTTTGGTTTATGAGTATTCCAACACGCCTGTGGACGACGGAAAGAATTTTAACGGCGGCATCCTGCGCATTTTCGACGCGGGACACACATTCGAAGATTTGTCGATCCAGTGGTTCCGGCTGGCGGGTTTCGACCTGCGCACAAACAAGCGTGATGGTTCACAATTCGGCTTTAGCGTGGCGGGCGGCAAGCTGCGTGGCCATATCGACGGTGTGATCGTCGGCGGGCCGGATATTGGCGTCACATGGCCAGCGCTCTGGGAACACAAAGCGCTCAACGCCAAATCCTGGAGCGATCTGGTCAAACACGGCTTGCAAATATCGAAGCCGGTCTATTACGGCCAGGTGCAACTCTATATGGCCTACATGGAACTTGCGGTCGCGCTGTTCACGGCGCTCAACAAAGACACGGAAGAACTTTACCACGAGATTGTGCCCTTCGATGCCGCAGAGGCGCAGCGTCTGTCGGACAAAGCCGTGGCCGTCATTCGCGCGGCGGAATCCGGCGAGCTTTTGCCGCGTATCGCTGCCAACGCCGATTTTTATATTTGCCGCATGTGTCCTTTTGCCCAACGCTGCTGGAGGGACGCATGAGCGAATTTGTCCCTTCGCCTCTTCAGGCTGTCGCCCTGCGCGATATAAAAGAGTGGTTCACGAACCGCACGAAGGAACAGCAAGTGTTCCGCGTGTTCGGCTACGCCGGAACCGGCAAAAGCACTATCGTCAAGCACGCGATCGACGAACTCGGCCTCGACGAAGACGACGTGCTGTACGCCGCATTCACTGGCAAGGCCGCGCTGGTCATGACGCGCAAGGGCACGAAGGCGTCCACCATACACAGCCTAATCTACCGTGTGTCGGAAGCGACGAAGGCCGAGATCGAACGTGTTCGACAGGAACTTGCCGATCTGAAGGCCAAAATCCCTGCCATGCCACCGGAAACGCGCCTGTTCGAGGAATCCAGACTCCGCGCCCTGCAGCTGCGTCTGGAGGACATTCACAAACCGCGCTTCATCCTGAACGACCAGTCGATTTTGCGCGAGGCCAAACTTCTGGTGCTCGACGAGGTGTCGATGGTCGGCGACGACATGGCGCGCGATCTTCTGGCCTTCGGCAAGCCGATCCTTGTTCTTGGCGATCCGGGACAATTGCCGCCGATTAAAGGCGAAGGGGCTTTCACACAAACGCAGCCCGACGTCATGCTGACGGAAATTCACCGGCAGGCTGGAGAAAGCGCGATCATCCGGCTGGCGACGCTGGCGCGACAAGGCGAAGATATTCCCTACGGCCAGCATGATGACTTCGTCTGGAAGATGCGCCGCGCAAGCGTGGCTCCGGCGCAGATGCTAAACGGCGGCCAGGTCATTTGCGGGCGCAATTCCACACGCTTCTGGCTTAACGGTGCGATGAAACAGGCGGCGGGTTTTCCCGCCCCCTATCCCGAAGGGCGCGGCGAGAAAATCATCTGCCTTAAAAACCGCGCCGACGCAGGGTTCGTCAACGGCATGTTCCTCACGCTTACGGACGTGAAAGACGGCGACGCTCATAGCTTCACGGCGCTTCTGACCGGCGAGGATGAGGAAACCGGCGAGCCTGTCCGTCATCACATTTACAAAGGCCATTTCGACGATCATGTCGTCTTCGACGATGAGCGGCTCAAGCGCGATCACTGGGTGCGCAAGGATTTGATCGAGGCGGTGTGGGGCTACGCCATCACCTGCCACAAGGCGCAAGGCAGCCAATGGGAAAACGTCATCGTCTATGACGACGGCTTGTGCCGCAAGGAATCCGATCGCAGGCGCTGGCTCTACACGGCGATCACCCGCGCCGAGAAAGGGCTGGTGATCCTTGATTGATCTGAACGACATCGCGCCGCCGGAACCGCGCATCAATTATGATCTTGGCTTTATCACAGAACGTCTGCGCGACACCGCTGCCGACTGGGTGCCACGATTGTTTTCTGCCGGAAAGAAACAGGCCAAGGACTGGCGCATAGCCAACATCAATGGCGATGCGCCGGGCAAGAGCGGCTCCTGCGTCATCACGCTGGAAGGCCAACATGCTGGGGATTGGTACGATTTCGACGGCACAGGCCAAGGCGGTGGGCCGCTCAGCACGCTCGAAAAAGCGACTGGCCTACAAGGCCGCGCTTTGTTCGCCCATGCCGCCGAGCTTGTCGGCTGGACATCGGCGGCGCCACAAAAACAGATGCCGCGTGCGGCAAAACCGGACAAAGACCCGGCGCGCGAAATCGCTATCATTCTATCCGGCACGCAGCCCATCACCGGCACACTGGCCGAAACCTACCTGCGCGCACGTGGGTTGACCGGTGCTTTGCCCGGCGATCTTCTGTTCCACCCCGATCTTGCCAATTACGACAACAACACCGGCTACCCGGCGATGATCGCCATCGTCCGCGATATGGACGGCACGCAACAGGCGTTGCATCGCACCTATCTGAAGCCGGACGGCTCCGGAAAAGCCGACGTGCCGAAACCCAAAAAGATGCTCGGCTCCGTCGCTGGCGGCGCGGTTCGTCTTGCGCCCATCGGCGCGAACGGCGTTCTCGGTCTGGCCGAAGGTATCGAAACCGCGCTGGCGGTCATGACGGCGCGGCCTGATTTGCCAGTATGGGCGGCGCTCTCCGCCTCCGGCCTTGAGAAAATACGCCTGCCGGTTGAAGTCAAAAGGATCGTCATTCTTGCCGATCATGACGCATCAGGCGCTGGACAACGCGCGGCGGAAACCTTGGCGCGGCGACTTGTGGCCGAGGGACGTGAATGCGCCATCGCCATGCCGGAGGCGCAAGGCGACGATTTCAACGACCTGCTGACGCGCGAAGGCGTGGACGCAATCAGGGCGTGCCTGATCAAGGCGCGAAGCATAACGGTAATTCCGCCGATCACGGAGTCGCCGGAAACGCCTAGAGGCTTTCCCATCGGCTTTCGTTTGCCGGATCATCTTTCCGTTTGCCGCGCCGATGACGGTGATCTCAAACGCTCGACTGCTACGGCCTGGTCTCTGCTTCTGGGCGCCAACAATCCGCCGTGGATATTCCGCGTGGCCGGGCAACTTTCATGGCTCGTGGAGGATGATGACGGCCTGCCCATGGTGCTGGCGCTCACGGAAGACCGCCTGCGCTATCTTCTCGCGCATCAAGCCTATTGGGTAAAGAAAAACCGCGCGGATCAGGACGTTCCAGCCCATCCGCCCGGCGCGGCCATCAAAGGCATCCTTGCCACGCCGAACCCCGACTTGCCGGTGCTGGCAGGGATCGTGACGGCACCGGTTTTCGGGCGCAATGGCGCGCTGTTGACCAAGCCCGGCTATCATGGGGACGCGCGACTGTTCTATCGGCCTGTACCGGGGTTTTACCTTCCGCCCGTTCCTGATCTCCCCACACCGCAAGAGATCGCCGCCGCGAGGTCTTTAATACTCGACGAGCTGCTCGGCGAATTTCCTTTCACCAGCGAAGCCGAACGCGCCCACGCTGTGGCGCTTCTGCTGCTCGGCTTCGTGCGCTCCATGATCGACGGGCCGACGCCGCTGCATCTGATCGAAAAGCCCTCGGCTGGCACGGGCGCGACGCTCATGGTGGACGTCATTACGCTGGTTTTAACGGGAACGTCTATCAGCGTCATGACAGAAAGCGACGATGATGAGGAATGGCGCAAACGCCTGACGGCCAAGTTGCGCCAGGCGCCCATGATGGTTCTGATCGACAATTTGAGCCGTCCACTGGACGCTTCCGCTTTCGCCGCCGCGCTTACCGCGCCCTATTGGGAAGACCGCGTGCTTGGCGCTTCGGAGATGGTACGCTTCCCAATCCGCTGCATTTGGATTGCGACCGGCAACAATCCCGAATTTTCTAATGAAATGGCGCGGCGTCTCGTGCGCATCCGGCTCGATGCGCGCGTGGATCAGCCGTGGCGGCGTGGGAACTTCCGGCATCCCGATCTGCGCCTGTGGGTTCAGGCGAACCGCGCCAAACTCGTCGCGGCCTGTCTCACGCTTTGCCGCGCATGGATCGCCGCAGGAAAACCAGCATGCGGCAAAAGCATCGGAAGCTACGAAAGCTGGGCGCAGGTTATCGGCGGCATTCTGGAAACAGCGGGTATCCCCGGCTTCCTCGACAATATCGATGAGATGATGAACGCCTCAGACGGCGAAGGTGCGATGTGGCGCAGTTTTGTGCGCGCATGGTGGGATCGTTATGGCACGGCAGAGGTCGGCACCGGCGATCTTTACGAGATCGCTGTCACCTGCGAACCGGCGTTGCCGCTTGGTACCGGTGGCGACCGTTCGCAAAAAACGCGCCTTGGAAAAGCGCTGGGCCGGATGCGCGACAAGGTCTTTCAGTTCGATGGCTACGCCATTCAGATAGAGGCCACAGCCGTTCGGCACAACACGCAACGCTGGAAGCTGTCCCTGTGCGGTGCGCCACAGTGTGACGCGGCAGACACAGAAGAACGTCCCCCATGTCCCCCTTCGGCGGAGGAACAGGGGGACGTGGGGGACGTGAGGGGGACATCATTTTCACAACGTCCCCACGAAACAAGCGAGGAAAATCAAGACGTTCTTGAAAAAGGGGGACGTGGGGGACGTTTTTCTATTCCCCACGCACACGCGCGCACGCATGCGCGCGCGGGAGAAAACCCTAAAGAGGAAACGCAAAAACGTCCCCCATGTCCCCAACGTCCCCCAAGCGCTTGTGACATAAGCCTTTCTGAAGGGGGAGGTTCGGGGGGACGTCAATCCCAGCCTTTCCACGTCCCCACCAATCCACCCGACTGGCTCAAGGAGGCTCTATGACATCGCCCAACATTCCCGTGATCCTCGCGCTCGACCTCGGCACATCGACCGGGTGGGCGCTGCGCAACGAATACGGCTCGATCATCAGCGGGACGGCGCATTTCAAACCGCGCCGCTTCGAAGGCGGCGGCATGCGCTATTTGCGCTTCAAGCAGTGGTTGACGGAAACCAAGAACGTCACGGGTGCCATCAGCTCCGTGTATTTCGAGGAAGTGCGCCGCCATGTCGGCGTGGATGCCGCGCACGCTTACGGCGGTTTTCTCGCGCACCTGACCGCATGGTGTGAGCATCACGAAATCCCTTACGAGGGTGTTCCCGTCGGCACGATCAAAAAACACGCGACAGGCAAAGGCAACGCGGACAAAGACGCGATGATTGCCGCGATGCGCAGCAAGGGTCTCGCGCCAGAGGATGACAACGAAGCCGACGCACTGGCGTTGCTGTTCTGGGCATTCGATCAGGGAGGCGCGGCATGAGTGGCAGTTGTTGGCTTCCTCGCGGGTTTGGCGGCGAGCGCGTCGATCCTGAGACGATCAAACGCGAGGGATGGAACAGCCAAGGCATTCTCGTGGTCGGTGAAAACGACCAGCGGCTGTCATGGCCTGAACGCGAATTGATCCGTCAACTCGGCGAGAAGCTTTATGGCAGACGGAAACCACAAGGAGATCGGCATGGTTGAAACGCGTTGGACTCCGTCGCTGGTGGAAGAACGGCTTACCGAGGCCGCCGATATTTTGAAACGACTGCCGCCCGTTACGGTGCGGGGTTATTTCAACACATGGCCGAAGATCGTTTATGAATTCAGCGATCTGATCGGACAGGAACCGCCATTGATGAAACGTCCGTTCCCAAGCGCGGCCGCTATCAGCCGCATGGAACAAACCCTTAGCTGGACGGTTGGTCTTGATCCAGTCGATGCGAAAATCGCGTGGCTTCGCGCCTATGGCGCAAGGTGGAAAACTATCTGCGGCAAAGCAGGCCTCGCGCGCGCTGCTGTTCATGAGCATTGGCTTTACGCGCTCTGCGTCATCGCTTGGCGTCTTAATAACGAAAATATCCCGAAAAACTGGTCGCGTCGCCGCTTCATTGCCGTGCAACGCGATTGCGAATTTCTGCGAAGCCGATAAAAAAGTGTCTGGCAGACATTTTCGATGCAGACAAAATTCGTCTTTTTGGGGTAAATTCTGGTCATGCTCAGGCGAGGCGCGTGATATACGGATGTCCCCTGAATGGAAAGCAACATGAAACGGCAAGTTGAAGTCGGACAAACATTCCGGCGCGGTGGCGCGCGCGGCAAATTATGGAAGGTCGATGAAATTCTTATCTGGCCTCAAGGCCCGCACGCGCGCCTTCGTCGTGTCGATGACCCTACGACAACGCATCTCGCCGCCTTCAATGCCATTGCCGATAACGGATACGACGCCATCGATAAAGACTGAGTATCGAGGTTTTTAATTGAATGACATGGCTGTATCTACCGCCGGATGCATTGACGCAACCGACGGCGGGCGGAGCCTGCGCGGGATATCGCTCTGCGCGGGCGTCGGTGGCCTCGATCTCGGCATCCACATCGCCATCCCCAGCTATCGAACTGTTTGTTACGTCGAGCGGGACGCCTATGCCGCGGCCACTCTCGTGGCACGGATGGAAGACGCGGCCTTGGATCGCGCGCCTCTCTGGGACGATGTTAAGTCCTTCGATGGCAAAGCGTGGCGTGGCGCGGTGGATATCATCCATGGCGGCTATCCGTGCCAGCCGTTCAGCGTCGCCGGAAAAAAACTCGGCAACAAAGACCCGCGCCACCTCTGGCCGCACATCGCCCGCATCGTCCGCGAAATCAAACCGCCAATCTGCTTCTTCGAAAACGTCGGTGGACATTTACGATTGGGGTTTGAACAAGTCCACGATGACCTTCGATCAATGGGTTACCGCGTTAAGGCGGGCTTGTTTACAGCGTCAGAAGTCGGCGCAACCCACAAACGCGAACGGCTGTTCATCCTGGCCTACTGCGAGGGTGTCTTCGGCGAACGAGGCTTCGCGCAAAGAGATTTTGGCTGGGAATCCGAAGGGACGTCTGGAAGTCAGTGCTCAGCTTTGGCTCACGCCGCGTGCGCAGGAAACAACGGAGAAACAGAAAAGCTTTCTGGAGCGCAACGGCGACCGGACGGATCAGTGCTTCGGATCGCTCACGGCGCAAACGACTTTGTGGCCAACGGCGACAGCGACGGACTCTCTGGTGCAACGTGCGCGGCCTCCGGAAAAGATGATCCGCAAGGACGGAAGAAACGTCCTGCGCACACCGAGCCTTGCCGAGACGGTTCTTCAGCCAGAGGGATTTCCCTACACGAAGCAGGATTTGGCAAAGGCAAAAAGCGGCGGACGCTATCAGGTGGCAAGAGCGCAATGGCCAACACCACGGGCGCAGGAACCGGGAAGCACAAGCTCAGATCACGGCATCAGCCTAACGGAAGCCAGCAAGGCGTGGCCGACTCCTCGCGCCTGTTCGGGCAAGAGGTCGAGCGGGATGAACCGAACGGAACTTGTGGACGCATGGGCGACGCCGACGACACGCGACTGGAAGGACGGATCCGCAACGGCGGATGTGAAAACGAATTGCCTGCTTGGCCGCCAGGCCCCTCGGAGCATGACGAATGGGAGCGCGTTCCCGCTCACCTTAAACCCGCCGTTTGTCGAATGGCTGATGGGATGGCCTATCGGGTGGACAGATTGCGTGTGTGCGGCAACGGGGTTGTCCCGCTGGCTGCAGCTTATGCGTTCCGAACTCTCGCGGCTGCTGCAGCCAGCGACGAATGAGCATCGGGATTTGTTTGCATGATTTTCACCGTCGGACACTGTGACAATGTCCGACCATGAAAGCCAAATCTGCCGATACATGGTGATACTGTTCGACATGATCCGACCAGGAAAACAATGACCGGCCAGCAAAAGCCGATTTGTCCGAAGATGATCGGTGTGCGCCGAATAAAGCCATAAGATTGCTCGCTTATTCAGTGGATAATCCCTGCGAATGAAGCGTTCATGGACGTGTGATTAGCAAGGAGGCATCCATGAATAGCACGATCAAAGTCGGATACGCCCGCAAGCCGTCATGCATCGGCGACGTCAAAGAAAGCTCCTTCGGGCTTGATCCCCTGGAAACGACGGTCGTTGAAACCAAGGCCATGAGCGCGGAAGAATACGATGCCTTTGTGCAGGATTTTTACGCCAGCCGCGACTGGCTTGACGGCAAAGGCGGCTCACGAAACGGCGTGATGATGGCGATTGAAATCACAGCGCCGGAGCGTGAACCAATTTACGTCAATCCAGAAGGCCACAGTTACGCCCGTTACGTCGGCGTGCGCATCGAAACGGAACAGGCATCGACAACTAAATATCCACACGTCCACGTGCAACTGACGGGAAAGGATGGCAACGCCTTTTTTATCCTCGGTCGCTGCCAAGGCGCCGCGCGCAAGGCTGGAGTCCCAAACGACCAGATCAAAGCCTTTATGGATGAAGCCAGCGCCGGTGATTACGACCATCTGCTGGCGACATGCATGCGCTGGTTCGATTGCGCCTGAGGATTAACTGAAAGGAAAATGTCATGAGCAAACCCAAGACCAACAAAGCCAAGAAATCCCCCGTCCCCGCCATCAAGCCAAAGGCAGCGCCGAAGAAAGGCAAACCGTCAGGCAACGACAAACATCCCGAAGAAATGAGTGCGCCGATGCGAGCCGGTCTCGCGGCGGTCGTGGATCTGCCACCGGAACCGGCCAAGGAAAGCAAGCTGGCGCTCGTCATAAAATTGCTGTCGCGTCCCGAAGGCGCGACGATTGACGACCTTGTCAACGCCACGGGTTGGCAAAAGCACACGGTGCGCGCAGCCATCTCGCACGCGCTTGCCAAGAAACGTGGTTACCAAATCGCATCCGAAAAGCTTCAGGGCGGTAAGCGCACCTACAAGATCGCGGAGCCTCCCAAAGACGATCATTAGATGATCGCCTTTGCCCCGTCTTCGCAAAGAAACAATCGCTTATCTAGTTGATAATCAACGAAATAAGAGCGTTCATGGTGTCGTAAACAACGAGGAGAACGCCATGAAAAACCTTACGATCCTGCCCACCGCAAACCTCGAATGGGGCTTCTGGGGAACCAGCATTCATAACGGCTATGACGCGCCGATGACCTGGGAAGCCACCAGCCGCGTGTTGGCCGAAGCCTTCAAACTCTCGCCGGAACAAACGCGCGATCTTCTGGATGCGCGGTTCGGTCGGCATCTCGCCGACGACCTGAGTTTTATCAAAGGCGGACCGAACAACGCGCAAGCGATCACCGACCACATCAACAGCCGCCTCGCGGACAGAAAATGGCGCAGCACTTTTGAACGCGCCGTGCGCGAAGTCAAAAGCGCGTAGGAGGCAGCCATGACCGACATCGACAAAATCATCGCCGACATCGCCCACAAGCAGCTGCGGATCGAAACGCTGGAAACGCGCAAATCCGACAGCCTCGACTTTCACGATGTCAGTGTGTGGGGCTTGCGCACGGCCTTGCTGTGCGCCTTTGAAGCCGGACGCAAGCCGTGCATCGGCTGGCGTGCCGTCCTATGGCATGATCCCGCCGCTCGGATCCGTACCATCCGCGTCGGGCTTGATGATTTCGCAGGCAACGGCGATGGCGGTGTCGGCTGTTTATGCCTGCGTTGCCATTCGAGCAAAAGATGTGGCGCGTTGCGCACCACGTCTGTTTGTCAGGAACAAGGAAGGTGGGCGCGATCTCGTTACCGACCACGTCATTGCCAAACTGTTCATGCGACCGAACCGCCAGCAGACCTGGTTCGAATTCTGGCAACAGATGATGATCGGCTATCTGCTGCGCGGCAATGCCTATGCCGCCATCTTGCGCGACCGGCGCGGCAATCCGGTAGAGCTAATACCAATCAATCCTGATGCTGTCATGGTGTTGGAAGCCTCTGACGGTTCGATCTTCTACAACGTCAACCGCATCGGCCTATGGCAGATCGCCATGCTGCGGAATTTGCCGGTGGCTGTGCCTGAAGAAGATATGTTCCATCTGCGAGGCATCAGTTTTAATTCGCTGGTTGGCGTGTCGACGATTGGTCTGGGACGTGATGCCATCGGTCTTGCGATGGGGCTTGAACAGCAAGCCTCCCGTTGGGTCGGTAACGGCGCCCGCCCGTCCGGGGTATTGAAATCCAAGACGCGGCTTGCCGAGGCGCTTAACCGGAACGCGCTCGATGAGCGCTTTCAGCAC